AAACCAGCTTGCTTTGCTGCCGTCCGGCACTTCGAACTTGTCGCCTGGCTCGCGCAGCTTGCCGAAATAACCCTGCTTGAGTGCGATAACTTTCATTCGCTCACCTCATCAAGCAATGCGCGAGCTATCAGGCTTCGGCACGTTCTGCTGAATACCGGTTACGATCTGCGCGGAGAACTTGCCAGCAGTCAGCGGGCCGGTGCCGACGGTGTAATACACGCGGCAATAACGGCGCAGCTTGGTCGGCATCGGAATAACGTGCTGATGGCCTGCAACCAGCGTTGCCTTGCCAATGGCAGCGGTAACTGCCACGTCCGCAAACGACGAGTTATCCGCCGAATCCTGCACAGACAGGGTAACAGTTGCAGCGCCAGCGGCGGTTGCAGACTCGTCAACAGTAATCACCATGCTGGCGATGTCGGACATGCCAACGTCAGGACTAACCTGGCCGAAGTCAATAACATCAGTAGACGCAGCCGACGCGGTGACCGCCTGCTCGTTCGATACTTGCAGCAATTTGTCGATAAACATGGATTGTTCCTTTATTCGATCAGGTCAAGGGCGGCACGCAGCCGCCCTGCTCGGTTACGCCACGACGCGGGCTTCGGTCAACAGCAGCGCATCGGTACGGCGGCAAGGCACGCCGTCGAAGGTGACAACCTTCTTGCCAGCTACGTCCTCCATGGTCAACGTCGAAGCTGCCACCTTGTTGGTGATCTGACGACGCAGGAAGCTACGCAGCTTGCGCGGCATGTAAAAGGCCGGGCGACCCATGCCGATATTTGGCACCAGCTCCAGCGCCTGGGTCAGAAGGTCAATCAGGTCAGCGCCGGCGCTGGCGTTCTTGGTCAGGTCGGACACATCGATATTGGCGATACGGACAACATAGCGCCAATCGCGCAGCACCGCGCCGATATCCCATTTGTAATGGGTGCGGTAACCCTGATAGCGACCACCAGCGGCATCGGTCAATGTATCTTCGCCCAAGTCACGCGACTGCAGGCCAGCAGCGGAACCCTTGGATAGATGGTGTGGCAGGTGTTCGGCCCCCATACGATCAGCCAGATCGAAGCGTTATCGGAACCAGTGCCGCCGGCATCGATGATGTTCATCGCGTTTTCAGCAGACAGGCTGTTATAGCGCGGCGCCAGGCCCATGAACTTTTCCGGGTCAAGGCTGGAGTCGCCATAGAACAGGGTGGTAGCCATGTTCTGGTTAATACCTTCGATGAAGGCGCGATCCTCCGACATGCGCCATGCCGCAGAATTTCCGTTGAGGTCAGCCAGCGCCTTATCAACTTCGGCGTAGGTTTCCAGCATACCCATGCTGTCCTTCACCTGCACGGTGCGCGACTTCTCAGGCTGAACGCCGTAGTTCAGCTTGCGCCATGTGCCGGACGGGAGGCCGGATCGCACGGTGGTTTTGTGCTCAGTGAAGCCATTGGCCTCGATGACGGTCATGTCGTCGAGAATTTCATTGGTTTCGCTGAGCATTTCAACGATGTTTGGATCAATCTTGCCGTCTGGCGTCATGCGCGCAGCGACATCGGCCAGGGTCGGGTTGGTAGTTGCAAGTGTTGCCATGTTTTACGGCTCCTGATTACGGATTCATGTTGGACGCTGCATACAGCTTGCGCGCATCGCCTTTGCCGATGGTCTGTCCACCGCTTCCGGAAACAAAACCATCCTCACTAATTGCCATTCCGGCCCGGTAAAACGCCCGGATGATTTCCGGGTGATTGCCAAGCCCTGACTCATTCAGCAGCGTGACCAGTTCAGGCGTACCAAACTTATCGAGCGCCTTCTTCGCTGTGGCGATGTTTTCCTGCAGCTTGTCGCCGCCGAATTCCTTATCACCACGCGAATCGTTCACCCATTGCGTGCGGGCCGCTTCCATCGCATTAGCCTGACGCTCAGCGAACGCCGGGCCGATCTTGTCGAGCATTTTTTGCGCCGACTCGTTCGATAGATTCAGTTCACGCGCAGCCTCAGAAAACGCGCCAAGAACCTCCTGGCTGAATTCCTTTCCTTCAGGGGCTGCCAGTTCGTACTTCTCTGGCGCGCCTTCCGGCTTGGCTTTTTCGTCAGCGGCCTTACTGCCTTCTTGCGCCGCCACTTCCGCCGTCTGGCTGCTTTCTGGTTGCTGCTGTTGACCGCCTGCACCCGCTCCAGTAGCGTCTTGCGTGGCGGTCGGTTCAGATGCGGCCGAGCCTTCATTGGTCGTTGCGGCTGTTTCCGTCATCAGAGTTTCGGTTGTCATGGGCTTGTTCCTTGACCATTACGGGGTAAAGCTCAGGGCAGAGCGTGTGAATCTGCGCCAGCACGCGCAAGCCTTCGTTCCGGTTCCCCTCTGCAAACGCCATCTGCATCGCATTGGTGTTGAACGAAAGCCGGAACACGCCGGCCCGATCCAGAAGGCGCCACACAATCCGGCGCCCCCGCTTGCTGCTCATAAGCCACTTGAGGTCTGACGCCTCCGTGTCGCGCACCAGTCGGTTGCGCTGTTCGGCATCTGCCGCCATGCGCGCCTGGCTTTGCGTGTCGAGAGGGTCATAAGTGCTCATGCGTGCAAGATAAGGCGGAATGGAATCGATACGGACACCCCAAAAGAAAAAACCCGCACTAGGCGGGCAATGGGCAATAAAAAACCCGCCTGGGCGGGGGGGGTGTTGGGTATATGTGTAATTACGCAACGCCGCGAAGCGGCTTCCACTCGCTCAAGCTGCCTACGCCATCAATTAGCCCTTGCGCACGCTTAAGCAAGCAGTAATCCAACAGTGCGGCATGGTCAGATTCTGCCCACGTAACAGGAGCCGCAGCAGCGGCAAGCACGTGGCCCATAATCACTAGGTCCTGTCCGAATGTGATTGCCTCATCAACTTTTGCTTTAGCCGTTGCTAACGACGTTGTATCGGTAAGGCTAACGCCAATCGGCATCATCACCGGGTCTGACAGACCGGTGCATCCAATCGGCAGAAGGTCGGTTGTGGTCGCGTTTCGCTGAAACCTGACGCCACGCGCCCGCAGCCCAGCAACCAGATCTGGGTTGTGTTTCCCCTGTACAAACGGATGGTAGTCGTTGCCGCGCGTCCAGCCGCGAGACTTTAACTGTGCTAGGCATGAGTCGAAATCCGCGAGATACGCGGACGTGCCTTGCGTATTGACGTTGGTATTTGTCAGGCAGTGAGAGCCAAAGTCATGGCCATAGCTATACATCACCTGCAGGTCTGTCGTATCTACAAACAGCGCATGATGTGTACCCACATCCGCCCAGTTAATGCCAAACGTCGCTTTCAGGCCCCGCGCCGAAAGCTGCGGGTGCAGTTTAGTGATGAACGAAATATCTGCATCGTCATAAGTCAACAATACAAATGGTTTTTTAGGCTCAGGTATGTATACGCCAAGCAGCCACACTCGCGCCGTTTGACCAGCGGGAACCGTTCCACCAAAAATCCGCATGCGCACATCGGCAACATCGTACGCGAGCGTTTTGCTATGGTTGATGACATGCACACCCGAATGGTTGTGCTTGTCTGAATTCGCCAGGTTGTACGTAACTGTGTCTGATGAGACAAACCCAGATGTGCCGATGATCGATTGAACCTGCGAAATATAATCTGCCCGCTCAAAGTACATCACCCACGTCAGGTTGCCAGCGGCTGCGTTATAACCGGGCACACTAAGGCCGGTCGCCGTCAATTGTGCGTAAGTGTTGCCGTTCGGGATGTCGATCCGAATTGCAGGCACACCAAAAGGCGATGCGCTGTCAATGACCGCAGCGGCCGCGGTGCCGCTATTGACAAGCGCCCACGTCGTCAGATCGACAGCCTTTCGCAGCCAGTTGACTTTTGGCGCTGCCCCAATTGGGATGATATTTCCTGCCGCAGACTGCAGGCCGAGCGTATTACCCGCCGCATCCGTCGCCAGCTGGGCAATACACCCCTCCGTGCCATTGTTGCGCTTAAAACCAACCACGCTCCCGGTGTCGTCCACCAGCCAAGGTACTGTACCGTCTACTTGCGTTGCCATTTAATGAATCTCCTATTGGTTTGCGCCGCTTAATGCGCGGGTCACATCGGTCAATGCGTTTTGCCCGCTGGTATCGGCGCTAGCCAGCTTGGCGGCAGTGTTGGCGCGTTGCTCAAGCTGCTCAGACATGGCCTGCATTTGCTGCGCCTGTGCACGCTGCGCACGGACGGCCTGCACCTGATCTGCGGGGATGATGATTTGCGGGTCAACACCCAGCGCATCGGCGTAAATGCTTGCCCACTTGTCACCGTCGAAGTTGTCGAGCACATCCGGCTTGAACTGCGCCACAGCGCCAAGGTTTCCGACGAACCGATCAATGCTGTTTGCGCCGACTGCACGCATGGCCTGTGCCAGGATGCCTACCAGCTCAACGTTGATGTTGTGGCCCTGCAATTCCTCCGGAGGTGGCGGAACAATCCCTGCCTTCATCACCTCGTCAAAGGTCATTTCAATCAGCGGGTCGAGCAATTCATTCTGCAAGCGCTCCAGCACCGGCCCCAGCATCAGCAGCTTTTCTTCGTGGCGCTCTGCAACTTCGGTCGCCGTCATGCGGGTGTCGGTCTGATTGGCCAGCATCAGGAACAGGTCGGCATAGAATGCGCCGTTGATCCTGCCGCGCACGTCGTTGATATCGGCCAACAGGTGACTCAGATCGATGCGCACATCAAACGCCGTGCGAATACCGCCATTCGGGCTGGATGCGTCAACGAATGACACCCCGCCTGGCAGCGTTTCCACATCGCGGTTTTTCATGCTGCTAGGAACCTGCAGCGGCGGCTTTGTCATGTAGTCAATGCCCTGCGCCTTGCGTAGCTGCTCATGCTGTAGCTGCTTGATATCGCCCAGTGCATCCATTCCAGGCGAGTTGCCGTAAATGTCGCCGCCGGCTGTAGCCCATCGCGGGCATAGCGCGGGGAATCGCTGAAAGCCCGATTCGCGTAAATACTTGTGCTGCTCGCCGCCCAACTCAAAATACGTCGAGCGCCACGGCATGTTTTTGCTGTCGTCCTTGCTGGGGTCGCGATCCTCTCGCGGCTCGATGGCGTGGATAACTGTCACCCATGCGTCAAGGCTTCCGCGCTCATACATCCCGCGCACGGTATTGCTCACGCTCTCAATCCCAAACTCCGCAACCAGCTCATGCACTGTTTTCTGGAATTCGCGGTATAGCGTGGTGACTTCGCCTTTCCAGTTGGTGGCAATCGCATATTCGCCGGTTGTCAGCGGGTAATGGTGAATGACGTTCTTGAAATCAGGCGTGATTACCGTTGCTGCAGTGCCGAACGCGGCCAGCTCTTCGTACATCGAGTGCAGCGAGCGATACGTATTCGACGACAGGAAAACCCGGTGCATCAGGTAAGTGACCTGCGACAGCCACACCTTGACGGGCTGATACTGCATCAGCTCAGTGTCGGCAGTCTCCAGCTTGAACCACTCACGCCCGCGAGGCGTCACCCCGGACATCATGCCGGCGCCCATGGTGCGCAATGCGCGGGTGCCTGTGCTGTCGTAAATATTGTTGTGGCGCTTTCCGCCCTTGCTTCTATCTTCGACAAAGAAGCGGCCAGAACGCGGCAGCAGGTTATCGCTAAGCTCTCGCCAATGATCCATCCACGATGAGCGCTCGTTCTTTAGCTGCACCCAGCGGGAAAGCAGCTTGTCGCGTGGCAGTTTCGGCTCGCTCATGTCTTATTGCCCAAGCAGTGTGGTTTTGCCCAGCGTGAGCGCGTTCGGGTCAACGCCCATCGGCCCGGTCAACATCGTGCCGGATGGCCCAGCCTTGCCGGCCTGCTGTGCCGCCGACAGAATCGCCAGCGTGTCGGGCTTCTTCTGGTTGGCCTTGTTTGTCGACTGCTGTGCGGCCGACTCCTGTTTCAGCGCATTGTCGCGGGCGTCATTCATGGCGTTTTTCTGCGCCTTGCCTTGCTGTACGCCATTGTGGATTTGCACGCCGACACTGGCGGCCAGTGCTCCGGCCCCTACTGCGGCGACTACGGCAAAACTCATGCTGAACCTCCTTCAATCGCCAGATGATCCCCGGCGCTCAGCGCCAGCGTGCGCGTTTGCAGTCTGTCCGCCTCGCCGGTCATTTCGTCCTCAATGGCCTGTGGGTCTGTCAGGTCTGTGCGGTGTAGCGTGATCCACCACGTGTCATCGTGCGCGATGCCGGCGCGCTTGGCGCCCGCCAATGCCGGCAGCACGTTGACCCCAGTGAGCCGGCGCAGCCCTGCGTCAGTTGTCACCGTGATGTCACCGGCAACCACACAAACGTTGTCCAGATTGGTCAAAGCGCCAGTCAGCACCGTGCCGCCTGGGATGAAAATGGTTCGCGCCGACATCCCGCCATGCACCAGCATTTGCGTTTGCAGATCAACCTGCGGCAGTTGCGATAGCGCATCCTCCAGCCGGTGCACCGACTCAGGTGTCGGCATTCCGGCTAGAAGGCTGTTCGCGTCATCAATGGGGATTGGTGTAGGTTCCATGCCGGCAATGTATGCCAGCGCGGAAGTGATACGGACACCCGGCTAAGCGTAGGGGTCGTAGTCTTTGCGCGGGGAGCTGCTACGGCGCAAACCGCCGAACTTGTCGCGTGGAGCAACTGGCTGGGCAAACGTCAACGCCAGCGCATCAGCCAGATCGGGCGAGCCAGCATCAGGCAGGCGCTTTTTGATATCGTCCTTCGACTCCAGGATGATGCGATTGGCTGCGTCAAATCGATAGGTCGGCGTGGCAAGCTCCAGCTTGAGCGCATCCAGCGCCGGTATCGCGCCGCCTGATTTGATCCACGCGGCCAGCTCGTGCCACATTTCCGCCCGCTTGTTGGCATAGCGCACATCAATCGCCTTTCCGCCAAAGTTGACCTCAATCACGTCATATCCCAACTGCCGCAGTCGATCAATCACGCCAGCCCCCGCCCCAGCGTCGATGAATACCGCATCCGGCTGCCACTCTTCGATTTTGCTGGCCACTCGGGCGGCCAAGTCCATGTTGTCGATACCACGAAAAATCAGCGGGTCAAACGCCTGCAGACCTTGGCGCGGGAAGATAACGCTTCGGTCATTGCCGAACCGTGCCGGGTCAACACC